TAGTCGCTTCATATGATGCGACTACTGTAACTAAAACCGATATTACGCAGACGTATTCATCAGGTAACATAATTACTTTACCTAATGTTACAAGTTTAGTAGTAAACGCACCGATTATATTTTTTGGTAATGTTTCAACTAGCGGAATAGTTGCAAATACACCTTATTATATCAAAACTATCAGTAGTCCTAATATAACCATATCAGCAACTGGATTTGACGGCACAGCCGGGAACACGTTTACTATTAGTAATTCTTCAACTAGCAATATGCAGGCTACTAGTTATAACGGTTCTACTATTTGGAAACGTATTGATTTAACGTCTAATACTGTAATCAGTAACTTAACCGTTACCAATGATGCTACTATTGGCGGTTTATTAGCGGTCAGTTCTAATGATAGTATAACTGCTGCCGGTACCGTACAAGCAAATGCAACATTACTAACAAATAATATTAATATAGTATCTACTGCTAATGTGAATTCTGGTGTGATATTACCAATTGCAGCAGCCGGTTATAGAATAATTGTAAGAAATAATTCTGCTAATACATTGAATGTTTATCCAAATACAGGTGCTAATATAAATTCTGGATCAATTAATATTCCCGCAACATTAACTTCTGCGGCTGCTGTGGAATATTTCTGCTCTACTAGTGCAGCAAGTAATGTGGGTGGAATTTGGTATACCCTAAATTCTACTTTTGCATAAATTTATTACTGTTTATTTTAACCGATAAATATCTGAATGGAACATCCATTCTTAGATAGAAAAGCACTGTCTGAAAAGACACTAGAAGAAATTCAAACCGCTCTAACCGGTCTAATGAATAAACTTACTTTTGCTCATCGTACTGGTAATAGACCTCTGATCAATCAACTTGAAATGGTGGTTGAAAGTTATCGTAATGAAGCAAGTAAAAAACTTGATGAGGTTATGAAAAAACAAAATCTTCAAAATCAAGTCTCAATACAAAAAGAGGGCGAAATTGGCAACAAGAATTGAACGTGAATTTGCATTCCAAGCTGGAGTATATTTTGAAGGTGAATTCTTAATGACCATCTACGAACTTTCATTAAGTATGGAAGTTGATACAGACTCTATTAAAGAACAAAATATAGCAATGGACAGGATACATTATTTCTTACATGAATGTTTAGGTAATAGTATTTTTGTACAAGATGCAGAAAAGAAAGTTATAGAAAAGTATCTACACGCTGATATCAAAGTTTGTACACTACCTGAAGAGCCATATGATCAGATTATAACCATTCTTCTTTTATTGAAACTAAACGCAATAACAGAAGGTAAATTACATATAACCGATATAAGTCTTATGTCTGGGTTAAGTGATGATGTTAAATTTATTTATGATGTAGAAACGGTCGCTAATCACCCTTTTGGTAACAAAGGATGGTGGGCCTGCGCTTCAACTTCTATATCTGATATCTCTAAATCTAATAAAAAAGATAAAATAGTTAGATTGATAAAACACTATAATGATTGGGCTGGTGTTGGTTTGGATTGGGAACAAAAAGAACATATCACCACTGAAATTATTTTCAACAATGACCCAGACAAACAACCATAACTGTTGACTTATCTACTAGTCTATGTTAAAATTCATAGATGAGAACCGACAAATACGATCAAATAATCCTCGCAGAAAATGACCTGTGTGATTTGTATATGCGTGATCACACCCGCACCATAAAAGATTGTTTAGTAGATGAAAAGATAACTCTAGGTAATATATTTCCATCAGATGAAAACTTACCCGTTCTAATAGAGTATGTGGAATCTACTTTATCGGTAAAAGATTTTGATTATCAAAATCAATCACAATGGCAAATGCCCAAAGAATACTATGAAATAGATATTGCTAAATGGGTATTAGATCAATGTAAAAACCAAGAAGAACTACAACGAGCAGGGGATGAATTATTAAAATTCCAAGATAGGAATATGTTCCCATTACTACAATACTTAAAATATCTTGTAGATACTATGCGTAAAAATAACATAGTTTGGGGAGTGGGTAGAGGAAGTAGTGTAGCTAGTTTTGTATTGTTTTTGATAGGGATTCACCGAATCAACTCATTGTATTATCAATTATCAATAGATGAATTTCTAAAATGATCCATTGTAATACCGAGCAAAAATTAAGTCATGCTAAAAGAAGATTAAATATTATTAACTAAAAGGAGATAAAATGGCCACATATAGATCCGCAATGGGGAAGACTGTTGACATGTCAGCTATTGTAGCAAAAAATGAAAAAGTGAGAGCCGTGGGGAACGTTAAAAATCTTAACGCACGTGGCGACACCATTGATGCATTAGGCAGAGTAATTCAACCTGCAACTGACAAAGTAAACAATGCTTATGCCAAGACAGTGGGAAATCGTTCAGCAAATGCAAGTAAAATACAACCAGATGTTCCCAAACCAGCAAAAATAAATGTTTCTGAACTTCTACCAGATGAACTAGAATTAGAGGAATCATTTGAAGATGATTTGGAAATTGAAAAAATCAAAGAAGAAGAAATGAAGAAAGCAGCAAAGAAGAAATAATATGGAAGAAAAAAAACTAGCATTTGAACCACATAAGTTCAATAAGAACCAATTCAAACCAATTGGAGCACATATTATTGTATGTGATATGAGTTTTGATCAACGTATCACACATGGTGGTATTCTATTACCCAATGATGATATGAAAAGTTCAGGTATCCGACCTCGTTGGGGGCAGATATATGCTGTAGGATCAGAAAACAAAGATACAGATATCGTTGAAGGTAAATGGGTTTGTGTTAGTCACGGACGTTGGACTCGCGGTATTGATGTTGAAGACGAAACGGGTAAGAAAACATTGCGTAGAGTTGATCCCGGTGATATACTAATGATATCTGATGAATATGTTCAGGACTCAACATTAAGTGATAAGGTATATTGATGATAAACTGGTTTAAGAAAAAAGTTATTAGCTGGGTAAGGGAAGACTGGGATTCTGCTTCTAATAAGCGATCTAACCGAGGCCAACGAGGTCTTGAGGAAAATACTATTGGTACTGTTGTTCCAAGTAGTAGACTTCAACAGAACGGTATGAACTTTACTCTTTATTCAGCGAGTGGCGGATATATTATGGAGTATAATACATACAATCATAATAGTGACACACGATATAACGCATTGCACATCATTCCTAGTGATCAAGAACTTGGTCAAGGTATAGCCCACATCATAACACTTGAGATGCTTAAAAAATGAAAAATCAACTTTGGGTAGAAAAATTTAGGCCCAAATCTGTCAAAGATTATGTCTTTGTAGATGAACGACAAAAACAACAAGTAGAAGGTTGGATAGCCAATGGTTCTATCCCGCATCTATTATTAAGTGGCGATCCGGGTACTGGTAAGACTACTCTTGCTAAAGTCTTGATCCATGAACTTGGTGTAGAAGATTATGATGTACTAGAAATCAATGCTAGTCGTGAGAATGGTGTCGCAGTTGTGCGTGATAAGATTAATGGATTTGCACAAACAATGCCATTCGGTAAGTTCAAAGTGATTCTACTTGATGAAGCTGATTACACTAGCCCAGAGTTTCAAGCAGCATTGCGTAACGATATGGAAGCATACGCTGATACTGTGCGTTTCATTCTTACTTGTAACTATGAACACAAAATCATTCCGGCATTGCGTGAAAGTCGTTGCCACAAGTTTCATATTGCTAAACCTGATCGTACAGAATATACTGCAAGGGCAGCAACTGTTCTTGTAACAGAGGGTATTGAGTTTGATTTAGATACACTAGATAGCTATGTGCGGGTAGCATACCCAGACTTGCGTAAATGTTTGAATCAATTGCAAGTTAATAGCAGCACAGGTAAACTATTGCCCCCGCAATCAGAAGGTAATAGCGAACATGAATTACTAGTAGAAGCAACAACGTTGTTTAAAGCCGGCAAGATTTTAGAAGGTCGTCAGCAATTGATGCAATACATTTCATTATACCCAACACGAATTGAAGAAATCTATACATGGGCATATTCTAACTTAGATTTGTGGGGAAAGACACAAGAAAAGCGTGATGCTAGTATTATTATCATTCGTAATGGTTTAGCAACATTGCCCTTAGTTGGCATTCCTGAAATAGCAATAGCGGCCTCACTGTGTGAACTTACTACCCTCTAACATTTATCAAAGGGGAACATTATCCGATACTTATTAATTACTTTTTTACGCAAACCTAATGGTCAGATAGATGAACAAGTTACTATTGGGAAACGAGTACGTCCTGCCGATTTGCAAACATGTAATGTTATTATGGATTTTAATAAGAAGAAAGTTGAGAAGTGTGTGATTGAAGGTAAAATAGTAGATACCAACTGGACCAACCTAAATGAATACTATAAGCGTATATATCCTACATTAGTTGATCAATTAGAAAAGAATAATACTGAAAGTGAATTTCAGAAGAAATGAAAAGGGGCATTAATGCCCCTCTTTTTAACTATACAAGTTGAGTACTTGCTCAATGATATGGTGTCTTTGAACATCTTTTGGTCCAAAGGTACATAATTGTATTCCCGGATTCACCCCCTTCCCCAATCGATTTTGTAAGTCTAGTAGCCCATTGTCGGCTGTTTTTTTGTCGGTTTGTTCAATATCACCAGTAATTACAATCTTACTGCCGATTCCGATTCTAGTCATCAACATCTTAAGTTGATTTGGTGTAGCATTTTGCATTTCGTCTGCAATAATCCATGAGTTTTTAAAAGTACGTCCTCTCATAAAAGCCAATGGAGCAATTTCTACAATTTGCTCCTCTAGCATATGTGCGATTTCAGCAGCAGTATAATACTCACGTAATACGTCTAGTAAAGGTCTAGTCCACGGTTCCATTTTTTGATTAAGGTCACCTGGAAGAAATCCATGTTTCTCATCATCTACCCCTACCGCAGGACGAGTTAGCACGATTCTATCACATACCCCCGCCCGCATTGATTTGATAGCTGATTGCATTGCTAGATATGTTTTACCTGTTCCAGCTGGACCAGATACAACAACAATATCGGTGGTTTCATCTAGTAATGCGATAATATATTTTTCTTGATTTAGTGATTTGGGGATTAACTGAACCGGACGCTTATTCGTCCGTACAGATTTTTGTGCTTGGGAGAAATCTATTGTTTTTGATTCTTTCATGTAAAAAGTTTGATTTGTTTGTTTTTTGCTAGTTGAATAGCGTGAATCTTCTTGCGTTGTGCGTAAAGCACTAGTTTTCCGTTTGCTCAATGTAAATTCTCCTTTATAAGAGCGACGAGTTCTCATAACACTCATGCTTATTTATAACTACCTAAATAGACTTATATAGTAGACTTTTAACACAATTTACTAGACTAAATATAAGGCTAAGGTTAAGTAATATATTTTCTTATTAGTGCTATTAATCAACAAAAGATAAATATATTAATGAAGCACGAAGCCGCAGACAATTTCTTTAAAAATGTTGATTATGTCAGCATTATAGACACCATAAAAGGTATACATACTAGTGATGGTTCAATGAACACCTTATTGGACTTTGAACGAGTACTAGATGAATCTGACCTATACGCCTACCGTAACTGGGAACTAGGTGAATTAGTTCAAGGTCCTAATGTAAAACGCTATACTGTTAGTTGCATATTCATGTGGCCATACAATTTAATGCCTAATCCAAAAGGTGCTAGACGATTAGTAGCGATAGGTTGTAAAATTAAATTTGCTAAAAGCAAAATTGAAGTTCCAGTAGAAGTTAATGACTATGAAGATTATGTTGCAGGTACAAGATATCCAAAGATGGCACCAAAAAAAGTTTGGTTTGTTTACATAGAGATTCCTAAAGACTTGCTTGACGATATTAAAGAAGGTTCTATTGACTTGGCAGGACAGACAATTGACTTAGAAGAACTAGATGATTCATACGATGACGATTTAGATAAAGACAATGGAGAGGACGAAGAACAAAACCAGCAACAACCAGTTGATATGGGAATGGGTGGTATGCAACCAGGTGCCCCGACTGCTCCCGGTGCCCCTCCAATGTAAGGTGTAATATGACTAAAATAATAGTTAATGAAGGTTTAGATTATATGGATATGGAACATCAAATTGAACCACATGTATCCGTCGATGAATATTCTGCTAAGATGGGAAAAGATAGTGATATTGTTACACTTGCATTTATTGTTAAGAGCGAAGCCGCAGGTAATGATTTAGTTGATTGGTTTGAACGTGGATATGATTGGGTACTTGATTCTAGCTTAAGCGACGGTGAATTGAGTCCCGGTAAGTATCTAGTATTTCTTGAAATGAAGCGTAGAACAAAAGTGCCAGAACGTATTGTAGAATTGATAGATGATTTAGAAACGCTTACTGGAATGACCGCAGATGAATGGGTTGTAAATATTGATGAAAAAGATTACCCGGCAGAAGCTGAAGTATTAAAAGAATTAATTGCTATTAGCCCACATGAATATCGTGAAGAAAATGACGAAGAAAAAGAATTAAATGAAATGAGGCATCGTGCAGGTTTAGATACAGTAAGTAATTACGGTGAACCGGATAGAGAATTAAAAGCATTTATATCAATGGCAGGATTATAAAATGGCAACAACAATATTACCCAAAAAAGCTGGTCAAGTAAATCCAATGGCGTTAGATGATGACCAGTATGATGCGCTAGCAGCCGACCCAACCATACCTCAATTTGCACAAGGAAGCACTTATGGAACACCCGCACCAGCAACCGGCACTTCAGCATTTGGCGCACCTTCGTCAGGAGGATTCAGTTCATCCAGTTCGTTTGCTTCACCAGCAACAGGCTTTGGTAGCAGTTCAGGAGTTGGAGCGTCAACGAATACGTTTGGAGGTTCAACCAACATGGGATCAGTCAGCACAAGCGTAGTAAATCAACCAGTATTAACCGGTGCAGGTACAAACGCTGCACAAGGCGCTGATGTATTAGTAGCTAACGATAACACAGACTTCATAAATAAAAAATGGCGACCATTAATGGCATTTGTTTATATGTTAACTTGCACTATGGACTTTGTTGTATTCCCTGTATTATGGAGTTTATTACAAGCATTGAGTAAAGGATCTGTAACAGTGCAATGGCAACCACTAACATTGCAAGGTGCCGGTCTTTATCACATTGCTATGGGTGCTGTATTGGGTGTTGCAGCTTACGGTAGAACAAAAGAAAAACTTGAGGGCAAGTCATAACTTGACTATTAACGAAAAGATGTTATAATCTTTAGATGGATCATTATAGTACTTTGGGTGTTGGTAAAAATGCAACACCAGACGATATCAAAAAATCATATCGCAAACTAGCTAGTAAACATCACCCGGATAAGGGAGGTGATACTGCTACATTTCAAAAAATTCAAACTGCATACGATACATTAATTGACCCTAATAAGCGTCAACAATATGATAATCCTGCGCCGAAAGGATTTCCGCAGCAAAGTGGAATGCCACCGGGATTTGAACATATATTTGGTCAAATGTTCGGCGGTGGAAATCCATTTGATCCTTTTGCACAACATAGACAACAACCCCAACAACAGGTATTTAGAACAACAATTTCTATATCATTAGAACAAGCCTATCACGGTGGTGAACAAATACTAAAATTACAAACACCTGCAAATGTACACGCTGTAACAATTCAGATTCCCAAGGGGATTCAAAATGGTAATCAAATGCGTATTGATAAAGTCATAGATGGTGCTAGTTTAATAGTAGATTTTAAAGTTGAAAATCATCTTAAATACGATAGACAAGGTAATGATTTAATTTGCAACCATCCAATTTCTGTATTAGATTTGATTGTTGGCACAAGTTTTGAATTTGTTACTTTATCCGAAAAAACTCTTGAAGTAACAGTTAAACCCAAAACTCAACCCTATATGCAATTAAAACTAGCAGGACAAGGCATGCCCATACTTAATACCACTAGATACGGTGACCAAATAATCTTGCTTAAACCATTTATACCAGATATAATTGATGAACAAGTTATCAATAGTATTACAACCTATACACAACAAAGGAATCAAAAATGAACCACTCTCCCGAAATTGATAGCATTATTGAAAATGCCATACACCACTCTAAAGAACGAAAACATCAATATGTAACGGTGGAACATCTATTGTTATCATTGATAACGCATACATCATTTAAGAAATGTTTAGTTAACTTTGGTGCAGATGTAGATGAATTGGCACAAGAAATTGGTGCATACTTAGACAGTCTACATGCAATCGTAAGCAAAGAGGATGAAATAGTCCCGCGTAAAACAAACAGTTTAGAACGTGTTATGAATCGTTCGGTTACACAGGTGTTATTCACTGGACGTAGGCAAGTTACAACAATTGACTTGTATCTAAGTATTGCATCAGAAGGTAATAGTCATGCTCATTATTTCTTGTTGAAATATGGAATCAACAAAAATGAATTCGTAGCATTTTGGCAGAAGCATTATAAGCATGATGCTACAGAAAATCTAACTGCTGATCAAGCCGATGAAATTCTAGAAGAATATACAATCAACTTAACACAACTTGCCGCGCAGGGTAAACTTGAGCCATTAATCGGTCGTACTAAAGAACTTGATGATATCATTAATGTCCTTGCCAAACGATTTAAAAGTAATGTGTTAATGGTTGGTGACCCTGGAGTTGGTAAAACAGCAATTGCTGAGGGTCTTGCTCAAATGATGATTAACAAAGAAGTACCTGAATTCTTACACGACCATCAACTATACAGTTTAGAAATTGGTAGTTTACTTGCTGGTAGTAAATATCGAGGAGACTTTGAAGAAAAAGTTAAAAAGGTGCTGGATGCTTTGAATACAAAGAAAAAAACTATTCTTTTTATTGACGAGGCGCATACTATGCAAGGTGCAGGTGGTGCTAGTAATGGATCGGTTGATTTTAGTAACATGATTAAACCCGCAATCACTAAAGGTACTCTTAAAGTTATCGCTAGTACAACTTGGGAAGAATACTACGAGAGTTTTGAAAAGGACCGTGCATTAATGCGTAGGTTCTACCGTGTGTCAGTTGATGAACCTAACCATGATACAACAATTCGTATTCTGAATGGGTTAAGTTCACGACTTAATGATTTCCATGAAGTTGAAATTACTGACGAAGCAATCAAAGCAGCAGTTGAAAGTGCTGAACGTTATATACATGACCGTAAAAATCCAGATAAATCTATTGATTTGCTTGATGCTGCTTGTGCTAAACAACGTGTGGCAGAGAACAAGGGTGCAATCATTACTAAAGAACTTGTATTTGATCAAGTTGAACGATTCACTGGAGTACCTGCTGACAAAATGAAGGGTGACAACTTTGAGTTGATTCAAAACTTAGAATCAAACATCAAGGACAAACTATACGGCCAAGATGAAACTGTACAACAAGTACTTGAGCGTGTTTATGTTAACTTTGCTGGCATTGGCAATGATACTAAACCAACAGGCAGTTTCTTGTTCTTAGGCCCAACTGGTACTGGTAAGACTGAACTTGCTAAACTACTAAGCAAGAACTTAGACATGCCGTTGCTTAAGTATGATATGAGTGAATATTCAGAGAGACATAGCGTTAGTAGTTTGATTGGACCTCCACCAGGTTATGTTGGGTTTGGTGATAGTCAAGTATCCGGTGGACGATTAATTAATGATTTAAGCAAGAATCCACATAGTATTATGCTATTTGATGAGGTTGAGAAAGCACATCCGGACATCTTTAATATCTTCTTACAGATGTTAGATGAAGGGCATATCACTGGATCGAATGGTAAACAAGTTAACTGCAAAAACAGTATCATTATCATGACTAGTAACTTGGGTTCTAGTGATAGCGAACGTAATAACATTGGATTTGGCACGCAAGAAAAGACAGGTGAAGATGACAAAGCATTGAAAGAATTCTTCAAGCCAGAATTCAGAAATCGTGTTGATTTGATTTGCAAGTTTAACAAATTAGATACTCTTGCTATTAAGAAGATTGTTATCAAGTTTACCGATGACTTGAAAAAGAGTTTGGTTGACAAGCATGATATTGTTTTGAACTTGAGTGAACCAGTAGTAGAATATCTAGCAGAGCAAGGCTACGACAACAAGATGGGCGCACGACCGCTGGCACGAAAGATTGATGAATTGATACGAGTACCGCTAAGTAAAAAGGTCTTGTTTGAACGCATTAAATCTGCTACAATTAATGTAGTAATGAACGACGGTGCAATTGATTTTGCAGTAACACATAAATTAACAGCAAAGGTGAATGAAAATGGCATTATTGAGGTCAGTTAACAACGTACCAAATATTGATTATTATGAATATCGGGAAACTAACTTTTACAACAAATATAGTTATCGTGCTAAACTCACAATAGATGGGTTATGTTATACTAGATATGCTCCAACGGCACAGGTTTTACTTACTAGATTGACTGGGCGGAATCGGGCTAAAATACGAGAACACACCCTAAATCAAGTCATGGCAAAGATTACCGAACTTAATAACTATATTAGCTGGCGCAATACTCACAAAAAGTCTAAGTCAGTAACTTGCAGACTTGAGATGAATACGGTTTCAATTTATAGTAATGATTTAGATTTGTTGCTTACACTGAAGGATCTTGGAGTAGTTACTGTCAACATTACCGAAGCGCAACTAGAGAAGTTTTCAGGTACAAAGTATTATGTCAATAAGCCAAAGCATAACTATAGGATTTACTTAAGAGGTGTATATTTTGATGATAAAAACTTTATCAAAGATTTGCACAATACTATTGAAAAAAGTAAAGAACTAGTTCCAAGCAAAGCACTAAAAGAATGGTTAGATGAGTATATTAACCGTCCGCATCTGTCTATTACCAGTTGGAAGTATAGCCGTACAGACGGAAATCATTCTATTGATTACGACAATGAAAGTACATTAAGTTATTTGCTGCTAATGTATGGCCATATGCTTGGAAAACGCTATAAATTAGAAAAACGACCCGAACCTGTCTGAAATGATAAATACTCTATAATGGAGTATTTTTCATGGCAAAAATCGTAACAGAATCGGTAGTAATAACCTTTAGTAAAATTGTCAAAGACAGCGAATCAAATAATTCTGATATCGCTGGGCTTGACATTCAGCAAGCATTAGAGCAGGTTGCACAAGAACTTGCTGGAGAAAGTGTAGTAGTTGAAGTGGTAAAAGCATAATGAGCCAATCTACCACCCTTATTCTGTTACCACAGACAGCCTATCAAAATCCAGGTAACGGAGCACCTTACACTGTGGTAGGGAATGCTCAACCTGCAGCCGCATATTATTTGGGCAACAGAGATTTACAAACAGTTAACTTTAATGTATCTAATATTATAGGTAATATTGTTATTCAAGCAACACTTGCAAATCCAGCAACCGTAGATAACCAATGGTTTGATGTGTATGATTATACTGGAATTGACAATCCAAATGCTACACAATATACAAACGTCACTGGCAACTTTGTTTATATGAGAGCAAAAGTAGTTGACTTCCAACAAGGTGTCGTTGGTTACATTAAACTAAGTTATTAAGGTTGATATTATGAAATTATTTGAAGGTGGAAACATTTGGGATGACGTAGAAACAAACTTTGATCCGTCACGAGTTGGTAAACCATTAACCGCTACTACTCAAAAATTTCTAGATCCGCTTAAAACAAAATTAGAAGTAATAGGTTCATGCTGGAAACCAAGACATACTGCCAATGGAGATGTTGTTCCGTCTAATGACTTAGACTCAATGATTGAATTATCAGATTTGATGCATGTGTTTGGTACACCTGATGCTAAAACTACACGCAAGGCATTAAATGATTATATGCAAAAGCAAGGACTACAAACAAAACAAGCTGGGGTAACTGTACATACTAGAATCCCAATGGGAGACAAGTTTTATCAAGTTGATATCAAAGTAGTACCTAATGCATCTAAAGTAGCACAGTATCATAGACATGATATTCCAAAAGGTAGTCCATACAAAGGTGTTAACAAACAACTAGTAATGAATGCACTTGCAAGCACTCAGGGCATGTTATGGAGTCCTGATGAGGGATTATATAAGCGAGACAATGCAGGTAAGAAAGCAGAATTGCTTAGTGATGATTGGGATACAATCGCAAAATACCTATTAGGTCAAGGTGCATCAGGACAAGACTTGGGCAGTGTAGAATCTATCATGGATAAGATTCCCGATCAGAAACGCAAAGATGATATAATGAATATGGCACGTGCCGGTCATAGCTGGCAACAAGCTACCCCAAACGTAACTGAATGGTTCCGTCGTGCATTGGATATATTAAAATGAAACCAAGTGATTTTCTAACTGAAGCCGCAGCACCCAAAGTTGGTCGCAAATATCAACATATTGAAGACCTTGTGTTAAGTGATGGTAGTCATGGTGGACTTCATGCAATAGAACGTCTTAAGCACATGGGTGAAGAAGGTGGAAGTATTGAATTAAAGTGGGACGGCATGCCAGTAGTTTACTGGGGGCGTGACGAGCAAGGTAACTTTGGTATGTTTCCAAAGAATGCTTGGCAATACTTAAAGAGTGGCAAGACTGAGACCAGTAGCGGTGCATCTACTGTAATGCGTAGCCCAAATGATGTTAAAGCATTTGTAATGGGAACTGGCAGTGGTGATCCTAAAGCTAGACAACAATTCGCTAATCAGTTTGCTAGCTTATGGCCATACTTTGAAAAGATTAGCCCTAAACAAGGTTACTTAGAAGGTGGACTATTATTCTATCCAGGCAATAAACCAGATGGCACTAGTGCTATGCCCGTATTAAATCCTGAAACAAACACATACGATTTCACCCCCAACATTACTACATTTCATATCCCAGTAGATAGTGAATTGGGTAAGAAAATTGCTAAATCAAAAGTAATGGTTGCTGCAACGGGATATTTCCCTACAATGGGTAGTAGTGACGAACAACGATTACCCAATGCAGAAAGTTTAAGTGTTCCTGGTGTCATCGTTCAAGGTACTACTTATGTTCAAGAACCTGTGCCATTGGATACAAAAGGTCTTGACAGCATGGAAAAGTTTCTTAAGACAAATGCTAAACTAATTGATAACTATCTAGCACCTAAACCAGGATTAAGTAATCCAGGCGGAGAACTATATTCTTATTTGAATAAACACTTGCGTACTGAAGGCTTACTTGCTGACTTTCCTGAATGGGCTAATGCAAACCTAAGTCCCAAGAAAGCACAAACATTACTAAGCGATCCAAACGGATTAAAAGCAACATTGGGTGCAGTTGAGGGAATAAGTAAGCAAAAGAATGTATTGATTAATCAACTAAGTCAAGGTTTACATGGTGGTATCAAGCAAACCAAACCAGAAGGTTATGCACAAGCACATCCGGGCAAACAGTTCAATTATGATATTCCTGGACAGTTTATCAAAACGATAGATCAGACTAACTGGAGTCCAAAAGAATCGGTGGTTAATGAAGCGCAAGGTGGTAAGAGTGCTGTATTAGGTTGGGGCCGTGGTATGGGACATACTGGACATGATGCATTAGTCAAAGCAGTTATACATCAAGCAAAGGCTACAGGTGCAACACCTTACTTTGTAGTATCACGCAGTTTTGGTAAAGATGATCCTATTCCTCCAGAGACAAAACTTAAGATGTATCAGAAGAAGTTTCCCGAGTACGCTAGTATGTTTAGCTTACCAACAGCAGAAGCTCCAACATTGAATCATGTACTAGCTGACTTAGCAACTAAAGGCATAACAGATGTTATACTAGTTGTTGGTGCTGATCAAAAAGAAGCATTTGGATATCTAACAAGACCAGACAAGTCAGGTCTTCCTCCATACAAGAACTTTGGATTGAATAGTCTAAACGTAATTAGTAGACAAGATACTAAAGAGCCGAGCAGTGATGTAGATAGTCCTGACTATCACGAAGGACCTCGTGCGACACCAATGCGTGAAGTATTACTTGATCCTAACAAAACTGAACAAGAACAATTTGCAGTATGGCGTCAAGCAATGAGTCCTGCACTTGATGATAAAGAAGTATTGGATATGATGAATACTGCAAAACAGAATCTTGTTCAATTTCATACACCAAAACCCAGAAGAAAAGCAAGTGATATAAAAGAACATATTGCTAAGATGCGTCCTTTATTGAAAGAAGCAACCGTAGAACAACAGTACAAAATGCTTAAGTTGATGAAAGAGGCTTATACGCAAACTGATGAAGATTTAAGTCGTAGGGGATTCTTAAGAGGTGCGGGTGCGGCAGCTGCATTAGGTGCAACCGCAATGGGAAGTCAAGCAAGTGAAGTACCACAATCTCAGTCATCGATGGAACCTGTTATCATTGCAGTTGTGACATTGGAAGACGGGACAACTAAAACTTATAATTTAGGTACCAAATTTAAAAGTGCTAAAGAAGCTGAACAATTTCTGTCAAATATTTTAGATAAACAGGGCTTATCATATAGATTAAACATAAAGCGTGGATATCCCAAAACAGTTAATGAATATACTGTTAGGAACACTAAAAAGTTTATTCAACGAGCGCACGATACTGAACAAGGGCAAAAGTATGGTTCAGCACCTTACTCAAGTCATCCAAAAGCAGTTGCTAATATTGGCAAGAAATTCTTTGGTACTCAGTTTACTCCAGAAGCAGTTAAAGTAGCATTATTGCATGATGTATTAGAAGATACACCTTATACTCCACAACAACTTGCACGAAAAGGCTTTAGTAAAGAAGTAATACAAGCGGTTCAATTGTTGACTAAAAATAAGAGTTTAAGTTATGCAGACAATATTAAGAATATTATTGCTAGCGGAAACAAATTAGCAATGATGGTTAAGTACAGTGACAACTACATGAACTTTAATGGGGATAAATCTCATTGGGACAGTGAAAGAGCCAACCACTCAAATAAGAAATATTTAGCAAGTTTAAATATGTTAGGTGATGTGCTTGGAATCAAAAAGCACTTGGGCAACGAAGAAAGTAATGTTACCGAAAGCACGGATTATTTAGAAGAAAAATAATTCGTACCCCTCTTCCTGATGTAAATAATTATATCTTAACAAGAGGACCTTATGGCAACAAAGAAAACCAAAGCAACAGAAAAAACTGTACCTGTAGAAATGGTGCAAGAAATTGCTGCTCAAGCAGTAGTAGAGCAAGCACAAAAAGCAGCAGATGCTCCAGCAGAACAAGCTCCGGCAGCCGGGCAAGTACAAGTAAATGTAGACTTTTTACGTACAACCAAAGTGCATATTGCTATGCCCTGCTATGGTGGTATGTTGACTGAATCAACGTTTATGAGTTTCATCAAGTGGGCTAACACAGCCCGTCAATTAAACATTGACTGGACATTGGAAACAATGGTCAACGAATCACTTATCAGCCGTGCTAGAAATACACTAACTGCTAAGTTCTTAGATATGCCAGATGCAACACATTTATTCTTTGTTGACGCTGATATTGGTTGGGAGCCGTGGCATTTGTTGGTATTGTTAAACCGTGACGTTGATGTTATCGGTGGATTGTATCCAATGAAAACTATGCCTATCAAGTGGGTAGTTAATGGATTTGAAGGTGCTGAAGAAGGTCCAGACGGATTGCAAGAAGTATCTAAAGCAGGTACTGGTTTCTTATTAATGAAGAAACATGTGTTTGATAAACTCAAATCTCACCCGGCAGTTAAACAATACAAGAATGACATTGGATTAGATCCAAAGTATGATGCACATTTGAAAACATACTTTGACACTGCGGTTCGTCAGAATCGTTATTACAGTGAAGATTGGACATTCTGTGAAAACTGGCGTGATATGGGCGGACGTATTTGGATGGACAAGCGTGTTCTATTGCGTCACAGTGGTAGTTATGTTTTCTGTATGGAAAATCAAGAACATCTGCTTAAAACAGTTGGACCAATGTTCTTAGAACAACAACAAAGTTTAGGTATGAAATTAATTGACAAAGACGGAAACGAAATTAAATCAATTAAAGCAGCATAACAAGGCCCCGAAAGGGGCTTTTTTAATATAAAACTAAATACATATATGAGTTGGTTTAGACATAAGCCCCCAAAATATCCACCTAAGCCGCCTATACCATATCCCAAAAATGAACCTAAAAGAACTTAATAGCTTTAAACTAAGTGATGCAGTCACTTTTCACGATAAACTTAACCCTAAGTTATGGAATGGAACTAAGTTGCGTCCAGAAGTTAGAGACCAGCTTATAAAGATAGCACAAGACTTTTTATCTGAATTGGGTGTACATGATTTAGATGTAAAAGACATAACAATATCTGGCAGTAATGCAGCATATAGTTACACAAAATATAGCGATTTAGATTTACACATTTTAGTAGACATGGGTAATTTACCAGTAGATGAAGTATATAAAGAATTATTTCTTGCAAAGAAAACAATATACAATGAATCGCATGATATAAAGATTCATAATATTCCAGTAGAATTATATGTACAGGACAGTAGAGAACCTGTAGTAAGTTTAGGTGAATATAGTGTAATGAATGACCAGTGGATAAAAATACCTACTAAGCGTAGAAGTGATTTTGACCAAACTGCTACTAAAATTAAGTATGAAAAGTTATTAAGTTTAATAGAGATAGCCCTCAAGTCAAGAAAATATAGCAAAGTAAAACATATAATAGACACAATCAAAAGATATAGACAAGCAGGTTTAGATAAAGGTGGTGAGTTTGGTCCTGAGAATTTAGCATATAAGATGTTGCGTAGCCAGGGATACATTACAAAACTATATGATTTAAGAGACAAGTTACATAGTGAGAAGTTATCGTTTGAAACTATGTATCAGAATATTGATGAAGGGTTTGATCAACCATATCCAATTAAATGGGAAAAAGGTATGCATGGCGATATTGATGCATCAGCTAAATTACCCGATGGCACTTATTTAAGCATTATGTTTAATAAGCAAGATAATGTTAAACCCGACGATAAAACCTGGATGGTTGAATTTTATAGAAACAACAGTCAAGAAGTAACAGGTGAGGGTGATGCACAAAAAGTATTTGCTACAGTATTAACTGCTATTCAACAATTTATTACAAAATACAAACCACTAAAAATTTATTTCTCAGCAAGCAAATTACTTGATCCATCTATAAATTACGGTCCGGATGATGTTGTACCAAATCCAGAAAGTCGTGCTAAGTTGTATGACAGATTAGTACAGCGTTATGCCAAAGCATGGGGTTATAGGGCTTTCAGAGGAGATACATATGCCTCGGTTATGTATGAATTGTCAAGAATACCAAAGCAGAAGGCTGTGGGTGAAGATTACACCATGCAATTTGCGGCAGAAAAGACTCCAGTTGTAAGTCCTTATGCTGGCGTTAAAGATAATCAATATCGTGGTTCAATGTCAGAATCTACTAACAATTATCTATGGCACGGATCTAGGCATGAAAATGAGGTATTAGTACCCCGTCAGGCTAATGATACTGGTGGTAAAGAAGAAAGTAATAAAAATGCTATATATGCTACTCCCAGTGCAAAAGTTGCTATAGCAATGGGACTTACTACTCCTGGGTCAGATACTGGAATGTTTCCGAACGACCCGCAAATGGTTTTATTCAAGGGCGGCATTAGAAAAGGTCAAATGGTATACCTGCACAAAGTTCCTAAAGATTTATTTATAAAACACAATGACCGAGAGTGGTATAGTAAACCCGATGTAAAAGAAATCACAGTTCCAAATGAAAATATAATAGCAGTTCCTGTAGACAAGTATCTAAACCTGATCAGACACGCAACACCTGCCGATTTAGAACTACAGAAAAAAAACATGAAGAAGCAAGGTGTAGCGGAAGCCTCAGGGTATATCCCAAGCGAAAAACAAAAGAATGATCCACGATTTAAGACAGCATTAACTGTGGATGTTAGGCCAGACTCTATCAAAAAGAACGCAAAAGCCTTCTATTGGAACACCAGTAGAGCAGGAATCCCCCCAACTGCAAAAGCAAACGGCAAAATCTAAAGTTTCTATATTACGGTATTTTGATAAATACTCTATAACTTTGGGAAACCAGCATGAGAT